TACCCGTCTCCATGACTCGTGCCAGCCTCGGAACCCGCAGCCTTTCGACCGCGAGCCTCCTTCCAGTATAGTTTTCCATCTTTCTGCTTAAAAAGCTTTTTCCACTTTTGCATTAGCGACCACCTCTCTCACGGTTAGTTGCGTTTACACCACCAGTAATTTGAGGAATCATCTTGACAATCTCTTTACGAGTTTGACGACTGACGTCACCAGTAACATTAATGTTGTAAACTTGCTGTTGTGATTCTTTTTGGCCGTTGTTCATGTTAGCAACTGCATTTTTAGAAAGAACCATTTCTCCGGGCATTAGCATAGCTGGTACGGAGTCTTTACCTGCTTGTGAGAAAGACGTACTTGGTACAGTACCACCTTGAGCCATACCGACTCCACCGAAGAAGCCAAGTATAGAGCTAAATATACCACCTCCTGCACCGGAGCCTCCTCCGCCACCTAGATTAGAAAAGAAGCCTGATATGCTTTCACCTAATCCAGAGAAAAGACCTGAGAGGGTCGACCCGAGAGATTCAGTTATCCCACCTTCTCCGCCGTTACCAGCAAGACCTTTTGTAATACCACCTTCAACAGTTTCACCAACTTTTGAACCGAAGCCAAGAACACCTTCAAATATACCACCCAGAGATTTACCTAACCCACCTTCGGGGCTAAACAAAGCAGTAGTAAAACTTTCAGAAAAAGCGTTGATAATATTTGAGCTGAAACTATCTGCTAAGTCAAGTAAGAAACCTTTAGCATCACCTGTCATTAAGAATGTTGAGAATGCGTTTTGAAAATCTCCTTGGAAATTCTCTGCGTAACTTTCTGCGATCTCTTCAGGTGTTTTTGCAGTATCCTTTTTCTTACTCTTGCTTTTATCATCACTTATACTACTTGAAGTGTTAGAACTTTCTGTAGAAATGTCACTAATGCTACTAGTAGACGATAGTCTCGCCCTAGCGAGTAAAGCATCAATTGTGGCAACATCGCCGTACTCGTTCCTACTTACGGCTCTTGCACGGGCGGATTCTAGATCAGCAATATCTCCTGATAGTCCACCTCCAGCCAACATTTTAGGCATAATACCTGCATTGACTTTGGCCATAAAGTCTGGGCCGAATTTGCTGACAGCGGACGCCTTCATTACAAACTCACCATTAGAGAGCATAGCAGGGATTTCGTCCGAAGTACCTGTTCCCTTGCCATTCACAGCACCACCAGAGTTGAAGCCACCAACATCTAAAGGTAGTAGGCTATTACTAGGGGTAAAAGTAGGAGCAGCGACTACACTAGATTTTTGTACTTGAAGTATACCTGAAGACAAGTTATCTAATCTGTTAGTAATTTTCCGAATGGCTTCTTCAAACTCGCCAATTGCAGAGCTGTTTAACATACGACCAAGTAGACCCAGATCTGAAAGTCTATCCAACTCGTCTTGCCAAGATTCTAAAGCTGCTTCAGATTGAGCAATTGTCATAGAATTTAAGGAAGAAGTTTCAAGGTTAGCAATAAGTGCTGAGTTCAGAGGGTCGTTGTTTATATCTCTGTTGATAGCGTTGGTATTACGATCACTAACTGTACCTGTGGAACCTGTCAGTAAATTTACCGGTAAGTTGATTACTTTCTCAACAGTTCCCGCAATTAAATCTCTTAGTTTTTCTGATAACTCACTTTCAGAAGTTAGTAGAAATACACTGAGACCTATTGCCGCAGCAGCTAATACTGCAGGATTTGAAATTAGAGCGAAGATACCGCTCCTAAGCTGTTTCAAAGCTTCCGGACCTTTTAATCCTTTAAAGATCCTTTTAATTAATCCAGAGCCTAGCCTAAGTAGACTAGCGGATAACCCCGGTGTAATTAAAAAAGCACCTGCAATTAATACGAGGGCTGTTGCCAGTTTATCGGAGAATTCACTATTAAAATCTTTTCCGAAGAAACCATCAACAAAACCACTTCCGATAGAAGATGCTATGTTTTTAATACCTTCTATTACGTTAGCAACAATATCACCTTCACCAGAAAGAGCATCTTTTAATGCCTTACCAAAACCTCTTGCAACTTTATTGATAGCAGCTAAGAATTCCTTATCATTGCCAAGCACGTTTGCTGCACTTAAGAACGCACCAGCTAATGCCCCTTTAAGTACAAGCTCTCTTATTGAACGCTTTAGTGCAATACCTAGAGCAACCGATATCGCAGCTGCTAACTGATCGCTATTGGCATTAAAATATTCCTCTGTATTTGCTATAATATTGTCGAAGGATTCTGTGACACTTTCAGCTATTGCTATAGCACCAATAACAAGAGGTGTCTTCTTTAATAAGTCTAAGAAAGTATTATAGTAATCGGAAGAAAAGTCAATTGCTCTCTGGAAACTATTTCTTATTTCTTCAGAAAATGGGAGGTCAATTCTGCCACCAGATTTCAAATAAGTATAGTCTCCAAAATAATCCCAAGCTTCAGTCATCGAAGATAAAGTGGAAGACCAAGCCTCTGCTAGACCGTCAGTGATTGTTGTTTTCAAACCACCTCTAGATTCTATTTCGACAAGCATGTCTTTATATTCTGATACAACTTTTTTGTTTAAGTTGTTAAAGACTTCAATTATCTTAGCACCCCACGCTTTTAATTGGTCTAAGGGTTTATCTAAGAATGTCTTTAAGCTAGACCCGACTGATAAGGATTGTCCTGCTTCCATGTGAGAAGGGTCAAAAATACCAGTCCACAAAGAACGACCAACAACACGATCCCAGATTTCGTAAAAGATTGCAACAACGTTATCTTTAAACCTTGTCAACCCTGAAATAGCACTAGAGAAGCCAGTGAATATCTTGTCTGACAGATCAACTTGAGTTATAGCAGTATCCATAGGGATATAGCCAGACTCGCGTCTCCACATGTTTTTAACTACGTCTTTTATTTCTTCTACAGTAGCGATTACGTTATTCTTAGAATTAGCCATAGCAGACTGTATACCATCTAAGAACTTAGAAGCATCTATCTCGTCTGTAAACAATCCGGATATATCATCCATAACATCTTGGGCAAAGTACTTTACATCAAGTCTAAGAAGTGTTAACCCAATTCTTGCTCTTAATGCCCATTCTTCTATGTTTTGTCCTAAGAAGTTTACAGCCTTAGTTGAAGATATAATTGCTTTCTTTACTAAGTCAGAAACCCCAATAACCTTATCCATGTTGGCTAAAGCACGAGTCCAAGCATCACCGAATACAGTAGCTAATCCTGCTACAGTCGCGTCAAGTGTGCCAAACTCGGAATTCATCTCATCAGCACCATCACGGATAGCATCAAAGACAGCTTCTGCAGTTAGTAAACCGTCTTCAGCCGCTTCTCTCAGTTTCCCAAAAGGGATACCCATACCATCTGCAATAGCTTGGGCTAAACGAGGCATACCTTCTAGTACTGAATTTAGTTCTTGCCCTCGTAACTGGCCAGAGGCCAAACCCTGTCCAAGTTGGATAATAGCAGACTTAGCAGTTTCGGCAGCAGAACCTGAGAGTACGGCGGCTTGTTGTACAGCTTCAGTTACTCTTAGCAACTCTTTGGTTGAACGCCCTGATCCTTTTAGGGCTAAACCAAATCTGTTAAAGGTTTCAGCCGCTGCATCTACACTACCACGAGATCTTGCGGAAATAGCAAATAGTTCTTTTAAGACTGCGTTAGTTTTAGTAATGTCTCTAGTTACTAGATTAACACGGTTGCTGAAGTTAGTCATAGAGTCAGCGGCTCTTGTAATACCTTTTACTACGATTGTTGCAGAAAAAGCAGCTGTCAATCCAATAGCCATTTTTTGAAAGCTATTAGTTAACCTACTTGTTCTTACGTCTAGATTAGTTATGGAGCGTTCTAGTTTGCTCATTTCTCTTGTGGCTTGGCTAGCGTTAGCCTTTACCCGAATTTCTACTCCACTCATAGTGGTTCTCCTATATAATAAAAAAGCCCCCGATAGTATCCTACATGTTGAGGAAGCCATCAGGGGCAATTTAACTATTAGTCTGGGGTTATTAAGCCAATAGTTGTTAGCACTTGTTCGATAAAGTATTTCGGAGCTTGCTGACTGTGTCCATTATTTAATGTGCTTACGTGTTCGACATCATTTATAATAGCACCACCAGTGAAACCACCAATCTTATTTCTATCTATTTCATTTTCCCAGCCGAGTCTTGCTTCACCAGTATCAACTGGGGTAACAATTTTAAGCTGTTCTGTCCCGTAATTGATTAGAACTTCAATTTCCTTGTTAGCAAGGTCTTTAAATTCTGTTTCAATACGTTCTATTTCTTGTCGGAAGTTAACTACCTCCAAAGAGACTAAACCTTTTTTCATTTTTTTCCAAGCCAAGGTGGTGTCCAGTTAGAACTATCCCCGCCTTTAGCCGAGAGCATCATGTTTAAGAATTTGCCTTTCGGTAACGCGGTGGTTTCTACTGGAGTGTTTTCTTTCATAGTTCTTAAGGTCACAAATAAATCTTCTGGTTTACCTTTGTAACCTTGAGACTGAAGCATTAAGAAAGTTCTTTGATCTTCTCTCCAACCAATAGGTCTTCTCTTAAAATACTTTACCCAGTTTAACAACTCAGTATAGGGCATTTCTTCTTGAATTTTGTAAACAGGTAAATTCAAAGCTTCTGCAATTTCAAAAATAGTCTCTTCGGATTGCGTTAGTTTCCCTCAGACCCTCCAAGACCAGAAACTCGCATAATTTCTTCAGACAAAATGTTGAGTTCCGACATAGGGAAACTCTCAAACTCTTCGTCTGTCAAATCTTCAGACCCTATAACAGAGAGCTTGATAATATCGCGCAGAAGCTTAATTTGTGCGTCCGAGGCATTACTTTTACCAGACTTATTAATCATAGCTTGCATTGCAAGAATCTGACCCACTGTCAACTTTTTAACTTCAACTTCGTCGCCCATAAAGGCTACTTTTTCGGTTAGTGTCTTACCTACGAGATGTTTCATATTATATTCCTTACTGATTCTATTAATTAGATAAATTATTTTTCTGAGAAGAGTTCTTGGTTTTGTTCTTGAAAATCATCAAGCAACTTTCTCACTGTGTGTAGTAGAGACAGGGTTTCCATAATTTCCCTACCAATCTCTGAGTCGTTATCAAAGTCTTTAAAACGTTCAAAAGATTTACGAATACTAATATCAACGCTTCGGCGCATATGACGGAAAGTCGTACGCATGACGAAACCCTTACTGAATGGCTTATCCATTTAAATATATTCCAATTTGTTAGAGACCCCCCCGTAGAGGAGCCTCTTAGATTAATTAAGCAGCAGCAATTGTAGCTGGTCCAAAGAAATCAGATTGTGTTGAGAGGGTAACTGTTGCAGTAACAGCGTCAGTCAATGCTGGGTTTACCAAAATTGCTTCAATCTTACCCAAAAAGTAAAACTCCGTGTTCTCAATAGCTAACGTAGCGTCAGCGCCTTGGTCTTCAGTGACAGCAGAAGCGGCCATCATAAAGCGAACTGCAAGGTTAGTACCGATAAGGTCGTGAATATCAGTCATATCTGCAGCTACATAGTTTACAGTAACTTCGAGACTTGGGGAGTCAGACTGGCCTTGTACTTGCGAAGAAGTCTTTTGACCATAAACAGGTACGTTTACGATATTTGCTGGTGTACCGACAGAAGGAAATTCGCGTACGGAAGGCATACGAATGTGAGTTGCGTCTGCGGTTCCAGGAGTTCCGCCTACAAACAATGCGGCAATTTCAGCTGCCGTGTCAGTGTCATTAGGGATAGTGCCTGTAAAGACGTCAAGGTATGTAAATACACCTGCGCCCAATGAGGAAATGTGTGCCATTTGTGTTATTCTCCGTATTTGGTAAATGGGATTAAGTAAGATGCGCTGTATAGCGACTTGTTTAAAGGGTCTAGTCCCTCAGTGTTTAAGTAAGAAGTTCCTAAAATAGTACCTGAAGTTAATCTTTTATTCTCAAGGACAATATCGAGAAGATTTGAGATAAACATGGTTTTACTTTGACCTTCTCCTGCTTTTACAAATATTTTTACAGCTAACAAACCGCCTAATTGTTTAATAGCACCGTGTGCAATATTATCACTCTTAGAAGGCATCACAGTAACTATGACATACTCTTTAGAGTTTCCTTTAGAGCCTTGATAGTTTGCGGGAAAAGTTTCTATATTGTTGGCTTCCCAAACATCAGAAGCAAAAACTTCTTCAATATCTGATAGAATATCTACAAACATTAAGACTTCTCCTTAGTCAACTGCATTGTAATAACAAAACTATCGTCAGTAAAGTCAGTAATGCTATAAACATTTTCTCCAACTGTCAAAGTATCGTAACCGTCAATTGCTATACCAGACTTCATAATTGCGCTTTGATTGAAAGCACTATCAGAAGGTTTTTTAGATGCTTCTAAGAATACAGTAACACTGTAGTTTTTAGTACTACCTACGGTTTTCCCAGTAGAAAAGTCATACTCTGTAACGTTACGATTTGAAATAGTAGCAGGTTGTGCTAGGTCTCCAATAGCTGCAAAAGCCTTGTCTACACCAGCAATTATTTTTGATCTAAGAGACATTAGTTTGCCCTCCACCAAGTCCTACCTACACCCATTGAGCCTTTTACTAAAAGAGGTTTAAGTAGCTTATAAGTTGTTGGTGAAGTAATTGGTGTTTTTCCAACATCATTATTACTATCAGAAAGACTAATTGATCCTACAGAAATACTCTCAAAAGTTTGAGTAGTACCTGCAAGTAAATCCTCATTAGCAACTAGATGTAATGCTTGTTCGTAGACTGCTACCTTCACACGGGCCGGAACCTCGTTCTCAAGAAACGTTACAGTCATACCTAAACGGGTATCATAGTAAGTTGCATAAGAACGAGGCCAAGCAAGAGCCTGAGATCCACTGATAGCAGAACCAATCCAAGCGTTATCATCAGTCAATTGAGTTGATGTAACAAGGGCTTGGTCTTTGACTTCATCAGAGATAGTTAACCATTCGGCACTATCAATACGAGTCTCAAAGTAACTATCAGCTTCTGCAATAGTGACATAGCTGTTTTCATTTAGAACTAATGTCATTAGTGCGCTCTCTTTCTATTATGTGTGGAAGATTGGCAGAATGCCGAGGTTCAGTGCGTCCATCTTACGGTCGTAAGAAGCAGCTGCGCCCATTGTTGCGTTGGTTGCGAAAGCAGAAGTCGAACCTGCCCAGTCGTAACCCATTGGGTGGTTTACATAGCCCCAACGATACCAAACGTTAGTCGAACCGCCACCAGTGTAGGAAGCCGCATTGCGGTCAACTTCAACAGGTGTAGGCATTACGAGTGCTGTTGCAGCAACCGAACCGGGTTTAATAACAAAAGAACACTGTGTTGATTGTGCGTTCAGGTCGCCGGACGCGAAGCCCGATGCCATTTGGTTAGCACGTGTCATAACGAGGCGGAACTTGCCACCAAAGATTGTTGAGAACTCAAGGTTCCCATCTTTGATACGGTCTTGGTCAACCAAGTTTGCCGCGCGCATTTCAGCCATGATTTCTGGGCTTGTTGCCAAGTACATGAAATCTGGTTCGTAGTCTTTGAAAGCTGCGCCAATCGAACGGAACAAACGCTCACCACGAGCAGCGGCAATACCAGACGCGTCGAAGAGTTTACGTGCGTCGTTAGCACCAGTTGCAGCAGCGCCGTGAAGACCTTCTGCGTTTACGTCAACAAAGAAGCCAGTTGCGGCTACGTCTGCGTCTGTATCAAAAGCGATCATGCCGCCGTTGCCGGAGCCACCTTTGTCACCGAGAGTAACTTCGCTAAGTGCGACACCTTTGAGAACTGCCAACAGAGCGTCATGCTCATCTTGGGCGCGGACTTCAGCAAAATCACGGGCAATCTTGGCCAGACCGTCTTGCTTCGAAACAACTTCTTGCATGTTGACTTGCTCTGCACCGAAGGTACGAACAGTCTTAACGAAGTTGGCAACGTCTGTTGCAACGCTTGTATAGGTACCATCAGTAGCCGAAGACAAAGACGCAACGTTTACTGTGGCGCTCAGTGGCTTGTACCAGCGGAACTGACCAACAAACGATTCACCAGAAACGTCGATCTTTTGATCGGAAGTGACAATGCCTGTACCATTCAGCTTTTTAGCAGAGGTATAAGCTTCATCGGAGTAAGCAGAAATTGCGAGTGCAATGTTCTGGAAGTCTGTATTTGTAATAGGCATAGTTTTTTATTCCTTGGAGTTTTTTAGTCTAATGATTAGACATTAAAGTTACCTAGCTGGCCTTTTGCGGCTTGAGCTAGAATTTCTTGCGTAGACATTTCCATAATGGACTTGCTTACATCGGTGTTAATTTTACCGTCATTGTTATTTGTCCCGCCGCCAGTATTAGACTTAGTACGGAACAAGAAAGAGTTGCCTTCTTCTTTTGCATAGGCGGCAGTGTAGTCACGAATACTAGTACCGCCAGTGTGTGACCAAGAACCATCTTCGTTTTGAACGAGTTGGTCTACAATCTCACGTCGAGCCATATCTCTTGACTTATCGTTTCGGAAATCCATTCCTGAGAGTGCATCGTTGAGGACACCGTCCCGTTTGAGTTGTGTAGTTTCAGTAGCGTATTCTGCAAGACGAGTACGAGCTTCAGATAGCTCAAGTTCGAGTGCTTCTTGTACTTTACCTTCTTCTTTCATACGGGCAATAGTCGCTTCTTTGGCTGCTTTCTCAGCAGTCACCTTATCTTTCAAAAGACCATCGCGTTCAGTAGCCATTTTATCCATGTTAGCTTTCATCTTAGCAAGACGTTCTTCAACGATTGCTTCGAGTTCTTCTTCAGGTGTTTTTGGTGTCTTGTCGCTTTCGTCTTCCTCATCTTTAATTCGTTGCGCTTCAACTTCTGCAGCGAGTCGTTCGACTTCTTTTTCAGCAGCGAGTTTGTCGTTAGCAGCAATTTCTTCAGGTGTCATAGTATTTCCTTCTCAAGCACAGCTTGGATTAATAATTTGTTATGTTTCGAGTCACAGACTCTTTTGTTTTTAGTAATTGTACGGGCCTTGCCTATTACAAATATTCAGGGGCCGATGCCGTACCAGTCATTTCCGGGACGGATAGCTTCAACAATTTCAGAAGGAGTAATCTTATTAACAGGGTCAATAAGTCCGTCATCTTTTGCGCGTTGTAAGTATAGTTTATAAGTCTTGTTTGAAAGACCAGCCTTACGCATTGCTGCGAGGGTTTGTTTAATAGTACCTTGTTCTAGAGCATTTGCATAAATCTGTCTCAAGGCAAATTTAGCGGGAACCGCCTTACCTAAGTTTGTGAAGAAAGCATCGTGGATAGTTCCAGTTTCCACGTTATTCTTCGCGCCCCATAAGTGAAATTGTCGGACAATTACAGCATCGTTACTGTGATTACCGTTAACACCTAGCCCAATGGAAGCTTCTTGAATGGACTGTTGGGATGCAAACTTGTCATCCTTACTCGGTGCTTCGTATATGTTGAAGACTTTTTGATCTGTAATTGGATCTTTAAAGTCTATTCTTACTTGTTCCTTTACACGGTAACGTTGTAACATGGTTTTACCATCGAACGTAACCCAAGGAATATCTACTGATCCCGACTCTTTTACAAAGTCTTTCGCAATATCTTTCCAGAAGTTAATAAACTTACCAGTAACAGGAACTTCCTTTTCCAACTGACGTGACATAATTGCTGAAATCTTAGCGAATAAACGAGTACCTACAAGGTCTCCTGTTTCATCGGTTAGCTTCATTAAAAATGTGTGCATGTCTTCGGAGTTCTTCATACCTTCTCTAAACTCTGACCTTGCGGTTTCATAAAGAGAGTCGGTTATAGAGTTACCTTCTTTCGAGGCAGCTACTACTTGTTTCTTGATGTCTCGTAATTCATCAATACGAGTCCAGTTTTTTCTGTCCATTTCGAAGCTAATCTTAGCATCGATAGCGGCTTTAAACTTATCAACTTCTTTTGTTGAAATTGCAATCTTACCTTTCTTTGCTAGAACATCGGCAAACTTATTAGCTACGTTTGCAGCTTTAGTTGCGTCTCCGGCACCATAAAAGGCAACCATGTTTTGATTCTTGGCAGCTTTCATAAGGTCTGTCCAGTTAAGATCGAGATCAGCCAACTCAGGGATAGCTAGAAACTCAGGATCGTCAACTGTACGTTTTGCAATTTCATCATAAAGTCTTTGTTTCTTAGAAGTCTGAAGTACATTAGATAGTTCACCTGCAGCACGATCTCCTGTAGACAAGGAAATGATTTGAGCGCCAGAAGAACTAGCATCATTTTCAATCATCATCTTTGTTTTGTATTCAGAGATTAGTTTTAAATCATCAGGTGTCCACTTAGACTTGTCAATTAACATTTTACCACCCATATGTCTATGTATACGGGTGTATTCTAATGCTAGTCGAGCGAGTTTACCTACTTCTTTTTCTTCAGTAGCTGCTACTAGTGGGTTAGAAAGAAATTCTTTGACTCTTCGATCAGGCTGAGTTGAACTCAACATATAATCTCCGATTTTTAACAGGTTGTCTTCTTGCTCTTTAAAGGCATTAAGTCTTCCTTTTAGTGTCAAAGTGTCTAAAGGACTCCCCACCAAGGCACCAATCTGAACTTGAAGTTCTTCTAAGGCGTCCGCATCAATATTGTAAGCTTTGGCAGTGTTCAAGAAAGGACGTACAGCTTCACCCTTTGTAGGTGTTAGTAGCCCACGGTGATACACTCGACCACGAAAGTCAATAGAGGCGTCTACAGAGAAAGCTTGGTTACGTTGACGATGATACTTAGCTGTTGCTAAAACACCACGACCATCATTACCACGAGACATAAAGAGTTTCTTCCACTCGTTCATATCATCCCACTTTTTAGCTTCACCACGTTTGTCGTTGAAGTAAATAACTCTTTCTGCGAAGTCAAAATACTCACTATCAACTTCATACTTAACTGAAGTAGCGTGGTTCAACATTGTAGAAATATCTCTGTCAATTTGATTTACATCGTAATCGGCATAAACCTTTTCAGAAACAACAGGCATAGTGGTCTTACGGCCTCTGGCATCAAAGTACTCTTTACTTCCAGCCCTAGCATAA